AGTGCAGCTTCGCCCCAAGTGTTGTTTTCCAAAGTCCAAAATATATCAGGATCGCCTCTATGTCCTTTTTGCTTGCATTCGTTGTAAATGAACTCCAGTATCTTCATGAGAGTCTGCACTTGCCCGGGAATAGGTGTTAGATTATGACACCATTCAGCTACTTGTTCCATGTCCGGCAAACTCCATACACTGATTGCAGCATAATCTTTGCCAATACCAGCACTGGGATCCAAACCAACAAGGTAAGTTTTATTAGCCTCGATATTTTTATACCATCGGATTTGTTGTGTTTTAAAAATTGGTTCCTGTCCGGTGAGTCGTTGCAAAGTTATACCACTTATAAGTGTTTCACTTTCACCTGCAAACTGGCACTCAAACTCTCGGAGAAATCTTTCTTGTCCAATTTTATTACGTTCTCGCTGTGCCCAGGTTTCGTCGCGTCCGGGAACTTCACTGTAATGTGCTGTAAATGCACGAAACCCGTTTATTCCCATGCCTTCAGCATTTTCATTGCCGTATTCGTCAGTCAACTTGTTGGCACCAAACCACAACTCAGCAAACATGTCTTCGTCACTTTTGGGAGTGGTGGTAATAATACACCGGCCACCAGTGCTTAATGTGGGACTTATACTGGCCCAAAACTCCGTGGCAATATTGGTTTTCACAAAGGCAAACTCATCGAGATACAACAAGCTGATACTCATGCCTCGTCCACTATCAGCAGTGGTGGTAGTTGCCACAATACGGCTGCCGTTATCAAAAGCAATGTCTTGTTGATTGTATTTTGTTACACCCGGACGCAAAAAGTCCGGCAACTCCTCGTAAGCATATTTCACACGCATCATGATTTCACTTGCTGCCTTGAACTTGTGTGCAGCAATCAAGATAGTCACGTCGTTGTTAAAACATGCATACCACAGCAAATAAGCAGCACTGCTGGCTGTTTTGCCACTTTGGCGAGGAATCATACATATGCTATTGGTATATTTCCAATATGTAGTAACTAGTTTTTTTTGGAACTCCCAAAGTTTAAAGGGCTGTCGACCTTTTGTGGGATGTTGTACATAAATGTAGTTTTCAATAAAATAAAGTGGATCACCTGCACACTTTAAAAGTTCTTGAAACTGTTCGCGAGTATACTGAGTTTTTTGATAAGGAGCTTTGACTTTTATAAAGCTCTGTGCTATTTGTGCCATAGTTTAATTTAGCTTGTAGAGACCAATTACATTGCTATAATCTTGCCATTCCCGATCATCTACACTTATCACAACTTTATTAATAGTGGCTGAAATATTTTTCCGCCAATAGTTCAAAAAACCATGAGTCCGTCGCAACTCTGGCACTATGTCTGTGTAACTCCAAACAAACTCTTGTAACAGGCTGGGATAGTCAGGCATCCAATATGTCAACTGCAAAACTACATTACGCTTTGCGGTTAAAATCATAATGCTTATCCTTTTGTTACTTTCTGTCGGCGAATAGTTGACATGGGACTCATGCTGCCATCGTCTTGAGGTTTATCCCCAGCAAATGGATCCTTGTCAAACTCAGCCTTTGTGGGATCAGTTAACGGGCTAGCTTGTCCATCTTCGTTGTTGAACTCTTCAGCTAGGAACTTTTGCCAGTTGGCGTGTAGTTGAGTGTGCAGTTGCTCAGCGAGAGGGTTGTTACCAACATGTGCAATACGTTGAGGCTCTTTGGGGCCATTCCAAGTATATGTGTCCACATCAAGAGGCTCACCTTGATCATCAACTTCCTGGTGGCTGTGATCATAATCAGCAGTCTCAGCCATGTCTTCATGATCGCATTGGCAATCTTGATGTCCACAAGTATCACAAACTTCTTGATGATCGTCATGCATGTGACTGGCAATGGGTTGACTGTCAGGAGCACTTACATATCCCACGGGCTTTTCCACACCTGCCAGCGCCAGCAAACGTTGCAGCATGGCAGGATCATCTGTGCTGATGTTGCTGCTGCTGGTTGTTGATCCATCTTGACTGTTGACAGTCAGTGTATATGTGGTTGTCATGTTAGTTTGCACCTTTTCGAGGTTGTAATTTTATTTTAGGTGCTGACTTCTTGTCTTGCCATGCACTTATAGTGGGTTGAGTTGCTGTGGTAAATGTATCATTTTGACTCAGCCAAGGAGCCAAGGGCATTTTGTCACTGGGTTTTTGTTGCGGCTTGGGAGTATCAAATTGACTGTTGAAATCATCAGCTTGCACAGTATCGCCTTGAGCTTTTTTCATATCCAACCATCCAAATAGCTGGCTGCCAGTGTCTACATGGCCAGGATCACGATTTTGACTGACATTGTTCAAGTAAGCTAGTAAACTTTTGTTGTAGTCGTCACCAAATGCTGCGGGATTAAGTGGTTGCTCTTGCTGCATATACTCTCTATTAGTGCTCAAATAAGCGTGATGATGTAGGCCATCTGCTTGGGCTTGTTGAGTAACATCACTTAACCATTCTTGATGTTCAGCGTAAAGCTGCTGAGGTTCCTGAGCGCCACGCACACGTAGATTTTTTTCATTCATGTTCAATGCGCTGCGCAAGTCTTGCAGTAATACATATGGACTTAATCTCACAGCCGTGGCCAAACGCACTTCGTAAATCTCACGATAGGGAATATCAAAAAAGTCTAAATCACTGTTTTGAATACGTTGCGGCGTGGTAATATCGCGCAAATCAAACTTTTTCAAAACTTCTTCCATGGTATCCATGTCCACATCGCTGGGTTTTTGCGCAAACCTCACAACATATTCATGAAGTTGATGACTTTCTTGCAAATAATCTTTCAGTGACTTCATAACTAGCTCCTATAGCCTGTTATTTATAAACGATTACGATTTATCTTGTGCTTTTTTGATACTGGCAATGATTTCATTGCGATCCATAACTAAATCACCACCTTTTATGGGATCTTGAGCAGGATCTTTCCTATTGGCATCTAGGCGCATTTTGTCAAGTTGCAGTTTTATCAGCTTGAGCTTTTTTTCAACTTTGCTGTTTTTGGCATCAACTGCAATTTTCAACATTGCTGCACTGCTGGAAAATATTTCTCCAGCTAATCGAGTTTCCACGTTCATACCAAGATCCAAGAGTTGTTGATGTGCTGATATAGCCATGTCGCCTAGACTATCCATTTCTTGGTCATGCTCGTCGAACCCATTGATTTTACTAAAGGTTTTTTCCAGATCTTGTGCTTTTTCCAAGGCACCCTCAATGTCCTCTTGAGTGGGTTGTTGATAATCTGGCAAACCAAATGTTTCAGCAAGTTGCTTGGTCATGTTATTTGCGCTTTTTCCCTTTGGAGATATAAATTTGATCTTCAGTTAAAATTCTAAATGTCATACCATTTTGTTTGCAAAATGCCATGGCCGCAGCCCACTTGGCCATGTTTACAATTTGCGCTGCTTTGTCTTGTCGACTTTTTGCATGCTCGGCAAGAACTTGACTACGAGGTTTAACTTCCACAACTTCATGGCGTTTTTTACCATGCCCATCCTGATAAATGATCAAAAAATCTGGTATATATTGGCTGCGTTTGCCAGTAAGTGGATTTATATAGTTTATAGCTATGCTTTCACTAGCCCATTGGATCACACTGGGATGATTGTCTAGGAAGTTCATAACAGTGTGTTCCCAACTGCTGCGGAAGTGAACGTTTTGTTTGCCAATAAGCTTTTCAGGATTTTTGGGAACAAAAGTTCCTTGGCTCCATTTCATGATGTGTAGCCCTGAATATTACCACGCAATAAAGGATTGTTTTGCCAGTTGGGTTGTGTGTTTGCTCGCACAACTCCTATTTGGCTGCTGCTGTCACGCAAACTGTTATACACTGCTGTAAATCTAGGATCTAACTGCCCAGTTTCTTCATTGTAAAGTTTATTGGGATCAACTGTTTTATTTTGTGCAACGTAATAGCTAGCACTGGAAATTAACGGCTCACTTACGCCATCAGGAACTCCTATTTTTTGAAACACCCCTTTGACTCTATTGTATATTTGACTAGTGATTTGAGCTGTGGTAACAAACGGAACATTTGTAGTCAGCCAGTTGCCTGCATTGCCGCTGTCTTTAACACGTTCACGTGTTTTACTATCTACCCAGGCATATGTTCCACCCGGTCCAGCTGTTTGTATGTTATTACTGGCAATATTGATAGGAGGAGTGTTTAGAGCAATTTGCTTGCGTATGTTTTTTGCTATGGTATCATTATATGCCATTTTATAATCCAAAAACCAAAATACCAAAAGGACTTATAACAGGACTGATATTAACTGCACCGCCAACAGCTCCTAACAAGGGAACATAGACACTTTGAGCAATGGGACTAGGACTGTATATCAAATCACTTTTTGGTTGGGTTGCACGAGGATTTGGTGGACCTTGAGCAACACTTACCCGCTGGTCAAAATCCACTGGTTGTGGCGCTCCATTAACAGTAGCAGTCTGTGGACTAGCCGACGGTTCCACTGTTTTAAAATCAAACCCTGCTTCGCGATAAACTTCTCTTGCTTCTGCGCCTGTGGGATTTTCATAAACAAGTGATTCATACTTGAAACTCATTGTTACTTCTGATAAACCACTGTCGCTGCTGTCAAAATTTCCCCAATCTATGCTGCTAATACGCGGACGCATGAGCTTGGTAACCACAGTGCCCTGAGCCCCTTTGCCATCACTACCCCCAAATAAACTCCAGATTTCAATACTATCAAAAAAGTTCCTAGTGCCTACTTGTGCTTGCAAACCGTAACCATACTGTATTCTTTCAAAAGTATTTCCTGTGCTTACTTGTCGGCTACCAGGATTTAGTCCATCAGGGCTACGCGGTTGAGTCGTTTGACTGTCTCCAAAGTAAAATCTAAAATAGTTGATCCAGAGATTCAAAGCGCGATTGTCACTTGTATCGTGTAACGTCATGGAAATATCGCGATATGTAACTTTGGTATAATTTTGTCGGCGTAGATTATATTGATTGTTTTCTTGAGTTGCTAACTCAACTTTGGGTCTATCAACTTTTTTAACCAAAAAACTCACAGCACGTTGATCTTCAAAACCATTTAGTCTCAAGGGACTGGTAAACAAGTTATCTACCTTTTGCAGTTCTTGGTTGCTAACATTGGGATCAATAATGAACCGTACATAATACATGAACTTGTAGCGCGGCAACGCATACATTTTGTCGTTGGTTGCACGAGCAAAAAAGTTATTTGTATAGGGTATAAAAGCTAACTGAGTGTCTTGATTTATTGGCATGGCTGTAATATTTAGTGACAAAAAAAGGGCTTGAAACCAAGCCCTTTTTGTTAAAACTTCCTGATTTAATTAGGCACCAGCAAGGGCTTCAGTTACTGCGGAGGTTAGAACAGTGTCTTGTGTGGCATTATCATAACGCAGGCTCAGTGTTATTTGCATGGGTTCACTGCTGCTGTAATCAAAAGTATCATAAGTGACGTTTTGCAAGTAACAACCTTCAAGATACCAAGCTTCCAACACACCAACGTTACCACCATCAAGTGTTTCAATCTTGGTTCTAAACTTGAACTGACTGGCACTTGTGGCACTTGTTTGTGCAAAAAAGTTATGTTGTCTTTGTAGCTGGGCACTGACTAAACGGCTAACAGCACTGGTAATATCATCTTGCAAAGTGACTTCAACGTTTTGCCAAGTGGGCTTTTGTGGTACATACATGATGTTGTTGTAGCTGTGAATAGCTGTTTCACCAAACTGCACTTGTGGTCGGCCAACACTTTTTACTTGACGAGTTAGTTCTAAAGTTGGTCCCAAACCAGCAAAACGATCCATTGTAACACGGAAACGATACTTTAGCTTGGGCATGAGCATGCCAATACCATTAGTGCCAGGCACTAGGGGTACACCAAATCTGCTCAATGTGGGGGTGAATACCATTGTGATTCCTCCGATAATGTAAGATTATTTAGCGAAAATATTTTTTTGACAGATTGGGTTGAATGTTGCTGTAATGTATTTTGGCAAGTTAAGCATCAGCAAGGGACAAAAGCATGTCCTAGCAAATGGTTATGGACAAAAAAGCCGGGCATTTAGCCCGGCTTTTTTATTGTTAAGCTCTTGCTCCATTAGGTAATGGATCGCCAGTATTCAAAATACGTATTGGTATGTATATGAACTCAATAGCTTTAGTGGGTTTTATTGCTATGTCAATCCAAAGTTGATTTCCATCAATTCTTGCAGCAGTGTTATTGCTCTCGTCGCAAACTACTGCATAGTCATAAACTGCACGCAAACCAACCAAGTTGCCAAAGAAGTTGTTGAAAGTAACCAACACAGCATCGCGTGTTTGCTTGTCATTGGGTTCAAACAAATACACTTTGGCAATGTTGTCAAGTTGATAACGCAAGTAACAAATCAAACGTGCAACATTGATTCTATCTAGAGCGCTTTGAACTGGACTTAGAGTTTTTTGTCCGTATATTACCAAGCCTCTGTTGGGAATGAATGCAATGGGATTAATGCGGTTTTGATACAAAACATCACGTTGGCCTTGGTTCAACTTCACGGGTTGATATTCGCCCTCGCTGGTCAAATAACCCACGCTGCTTACACCAGTTACCAATCCACGGTTAAATCCAGCAGGAGCAAACCAGGGATAAGCTACTTGATCGTTAAATGCTATGGTGCGTAGTGCCATCATGCTGGGCGGCACAAACACCGAGCTGCCATCAAGATTAGTACTAAGAGCCCAGGGATACCAAACAGCAGCATAAGCACTGTTGCTTGTTAGACCATCTGGTCCAGTTTCTGCAACATTGTTTGCATTTGTGGCCCAGTCGACTATGGCAGTTGCCGGGCTGGCTTGTAAACTACTTGGTGTATCACCAACAACAAACGCAATTTCCTTTTTATCAACGTTCAAAGCAACCATTTCTTCAATGCACTCGGGATAACCAGGAGCAGCAATCAAGTTAAAATATGTTTCTTCCGAACGTGCATCCTCATTGCTTACCAACGCAGCTTGCAAAGCTCTAACTACCATCTGGCGCTGTGCTTGTGTGCCCCAATAGGGACTTCCGTCATTTTGGTTGCCACTTGCTGTGACCCATGAGCCATCACCTTCGCCAAACCAGTTGGGCTCCCATTCTTTCACGTTATTGGTGCTGTAGCGTGTGTTAAACAACAACATGCCAGTGGGATACAAAGCAGGATCAGGTGCATCACTATCTACGTAATCGCTAACCAGCATGTTGCTTTCACGTGTGCTGGGAGGAGTGGCGCCGTCGTTGCTACGGGCGTCTAGGAACACAATACCAGCAGGTGATGTTTGATCAGTGTTGTCTATTTGAACCCATTGACTGCCGCTAGCAACGTATCTTTTCAACACAGGGCCATCAGCTTGGCTTGTATCCAACCAAATGTCATAGTCTACTAATGCGCTGCCTGTGCTTTGTTGCACAGGTGCAAGACTGCTTATCAATACACCATTGGGATCAGTTCCAGGATACACATTACGGTAACCTTTCCACTGATTTCCAGCATTTACCATGATATCAACTTGGAGATCGGTATTAAACCAAAGTGTGCCTTGTGCCGGTTCTCCTTGAGGTGCAGTTGCGCTGGGTGTATAACTCAAAGGCACCCAAGCTGTACCGTCCCAACGCAACAACTGCATGTTGATTTGAGTAGGTGTGCTGTTGTCACTGTTGTAATAAGCGAATATTGTTCCAGTTGCTTTACCTGCACCAAATGCAGCATCTGCAACTGCTGTGCTGTCATACCAAGGTATAGTTCCAGTGTTGGGATTGGTGTTTTGCTTGACCCAAGTGCCATTTATATAACGACGAACTGTTGTATTAACACCGCGGTTTTGACTTGTGGTATTGATCCACACGCTGTTTGCTGCTAGCACGTTGTTTAGACTGGGAACAGCTAGTGCAGGATAGTAGTCATTGTAAAATGCCTGGGCACCATAAGTATACCCCACGTCAATACCAGCAAGAGTAAGTGGTTCACCAAAAACTTCTTGCAGTGTAATATATGTTCCTGCCCGGCTAATAGTTAGAACGTTACCTGTGCCTGTAGCGACAGTAGCGCCCACAGCAGTGTTAATTTCTGCTACTACGTTTGCCAAAGTATTGTTGGGGCTTGCAGGAACTACAACAGTTTTGGCGCCGCCGCCAATATCAATAGTAAATTGATCATTACCTGTGAAAGTTGGATTGCTTATTCCACCAGTAACGCTACCAAAAAATGTTTGCTTGGTGCTGATACCCACGTTGCTCCAAAGAGGCTGAGTATTTGAAGTATCGTGCACCCAAATGTCAGTTCCATCATAGTTTGTAATACGTAGATAAGAACTCAAACCACTTGTATATATGTCAGCATTGGCATTCAAGCCTGCAGTTGCAAACTGACCGTTTATATTTGCTGCTAAAGTAGTCAATGTACCCGGAGTTCCTGAACTACCCAGTGTCCCTACACTTAATGTAGAACTATTACCAATCATGATATCGGCAGAGACATTGCTTGTAAATGTAGGACTGCTAATACTTCCTATTACTTTAGTAGGGCGTGCTTGTTGCCAGCCCCAGCCTGCCATAACGTTTCCGCTGTTTACCACACTGCTGTCACTTGTTCCCACAGGGAACCAGTAGGATTTAGTAGTTGTATCTAATCCAAAACCCCATGTTACATTGATTTTTTCAAACATACGGTTACGATAACCACCATCAGCGTCCATAGCCAAAGTAGTTACTGCAAAACTACCAGCTGATCCCACTGTGTTTTTTGGCACAATTAGATTTGTTGGTGTTGCAGTAAAGCCCAAGGCAGTTAAAATACCACCGTTGCTACCAGCAAGTGTAATTTGGTTGGTAATATCAGCACATTGCACACGCAAACTATAAACAGTCTGAACCGTTGTGTTGCTAGTTACTTGATTACGAGCAACAACTTCTGCACTGATTTGCAATAGGTTAAGGCTAGTATCACTGTTAATAACGTTAACAACATCAGTAATGCTTTGATTTGTATTAAGTGCAAGGCTGATACCATTAATAACAATAGTTGCATTGCTGCCAAAAACTGGCGTATCAGCTTGTGTGATTGGTGTTGCGGCAGAACCTTGTACTATTTTCTCTAAATCCGTTGCAGAATTTATTACTAGAGGAGTTTTGGCTTTCCATGCAAATGCTGGATTGACATTGCCATCGCTTTGGAACAAGCCCCAAGTGCTGTCAGTTTGCATCCAATAGCTGTTGTTTGTTGGTGTTCCAGTAGGTTCAGTTGAGCTGGGTTCCAGTTGGTTCAAATCAACGTCAGCTCGGATCACATAAGCACGATTGGCTATTCCCAAATATTCATATGCAGTGAAAAGTCCAACTTCATTAAGTTCACTGTCATATTGTGGAGTACCACCTACTGTGCTAAAGCTTGGTGAGCCATAATATTGCAACAAATCACGTTGACTTGTCATAAGCTCAAGCTTGCCAGCATTGGCTTTTATTGTACCTTGTGCTACGTTTGTAGTCCCTGTCACTATTTTGTCTTGCGCAGTGGCAATAACAACCAATGGAACAGTGCCAACAGGAGCCGTAGCATAAAAGCTCTCGTCGGTTACCGTTACTGAAACGCCAGGGGAAACTAAGTCGGCCATTGATTACCTCTCTAGAAAATGAATGCTTGTTATTTATAGGGAGGATGCCAAAATACCATGGTTCGTGCATGGTATC